CACCTTGCTTGATTTAGCTTCTTTGTTAGACTGTGCGGAGTCACCGGACGTGCCCTTAAGCGATTCAAAGTATTTGATAGCATCTTTCGTTTTACCGAATTCTACTCCAGCCACTTTGCTCAATGCTTGTAGGACTTCTTGTTGTCCACTCTTCCTGATAGCACCTAGATTGGGGATATCTGAAATAGCAGGTTCAACCGTTTGTTGTTGACCAGATTGTGCTGTGAACACGCCTTGATCGCCTTGTTGGTTAGCGGAACCACCGTTTGATGTTTTATCCATCTTGCTTCCTTTATGTGTTTAAGGGGACCATCCCCCAGTGGTCTGTGATACGCTCACAGATCAAAGCGAAAGTTCTTTTATCTACCTACACCCATCATGATCAACTGACGTGCTAGAGGATCATTTGTGGTAACACCCTTGTCCTGTATCTCGCTGTTGAATATCTGATCACTGGTTTTCTCTTTGACCATATCTGCTTGATTAGGTCCTAAAGTCCAGTTAGGAGTATTCAGTGCAGGTTCTGCTATGTCGCTGCCTAGTTTGGCTAGGTATTGTGCTGTCTCATCTGGTGGTGTGATCAGCTTGATGATTTCTCTCGTGATAAGATCCTGCACTATGGGATTGGCTCCTGCCAACTGCTGTGCCTGGTTCAGTAGTGCCATACGGAACTGTAGATCTTTATCTTCATAATCTGTGTTGTATTCTATGTCTCCGACCCAACGCTGTCCCATATAGACTGCGGCCAAGGTCAATATATCTTTTTCTGCGGCTTCCATACGTCTGGCACGCTGTGCGGCCTTGCGATGTAGTGCACGGCGTTCTTCTATGATGGCTATACCACTCTGTGTCTGTGCTGCATAGGTCCTTAGGCTGCCTCTGCCCATGAATCCATCTAGACGCTGTATGAGGCTTTCCTGTTGTGCACGTATCTGTGCCACATCCATGACTGGTATTTCAAATACTTCCATCTGGTCTTTGTCACCTCGGACCACGCCACCTCCTCCGGCAGGTATCCTTAGACCAGCGGCAGCACGTATGATAGGTTTAGCAAATCTGATGCTGTCATAGGCTTCGCATTCCAGTTTGAATAATTCTCTCTGCACATCCACTGCTTCTGTTAGATCGCTGACACCTAGGTCGCTACGTCTCTGATCCTGTCTGGCCAATATCTGTATAGCAGGGATAGGCAGACCCATAGGCAGTATATAACTCTCTACTGGTTCTATCATGTTGCTGTCATTGACCCGTTCCTGTTCTTTTAGGATGTAGCGTTCACAGTAAGTGGGGTTTTTACTATCTCCAGCATACCAAAGTTTATAGATGGTACAGTCTGCATCCTGATATTCTATCACTTTCATGTATTCTAGATAGTCTCTGCCATATTCAGTCCATATCTGCCAATCTATCACGTGTTCGGCTGAACAGGTAGAAAGATAGGGTCTGTTGTTCTTGCGTGCTTCTTTGGGTAGATCTACAAACATCCAACTCCAGCCTTCTATGCCTGCCATGGCACAGGCCTGTTCCATGAGGGCTGTTAGGCTATTGCCGTTTAGATCCGCATCCTTGACCATGTCTAGATACCAATCAGGAATGCCTACGTCAGCATTATTGGCTCTGTTCAAGAAAGCGGGACTGCGGACTGGATCTTCCTCATAGATCACATCTACTATTTCATCTACTACTGCTTTGCATACGGGGATCACAGCTACATTGTTCAATTTGTCTCTGAATAGAGCGGCATCTTCTGATGGTCTCTTGATCAATGTCATGTTCTTGAAAGCTGGTCCACCTTCGTATCCGTTTCTGTAGCTCTGCATCTGAGCGTTAATGGTTCTCATTAGGTCGCTACTGGCTGTGAGCTGTCGAACGCTTATTCCCATCGTGGTATCCTTGGATTTATATCAATCTATTTATAGACTGCACTGTTAAACAGGTCTAAATCAGCTCCAATATTCAGCTTCTTGTTCCTGATGCAGTCTACGTATGATAGACTCCACAGTGGGCACACCATCACGGCTGGCGACCACATAGGGATTGGTCATGTAGTCTTCGCCTGGCTCTCTGTAGAAGTCCTGTTGGTTATCTAGATATTCAGGACCATTAGTCACATGATGTGTCATAGGGAATAGATAGTGTATGCCATAACGCAAGGCATCACCTAGGCCATCTATGTGCATGTATTTGGCTTCTTTATACTTGACTAGCTCTTTTCTAGCACTGTCTGTGTAGTGATAGGTATCCAGTGCTTCTAGCAGTAGCTGTTCACTGATAGGCACCTGTAGTCTACCCTGTGCTATAAAGGCGTTAGAACTGTTGTCACTGTCACTGATCAGGGGGTTGACCTTGTTGGGATTGATTATCCTGAATCCATACTTTTCCAATATGGTCTTGTCAGTGATACCAAACTGGCTGGTGGTATCTCTATTCAGTTGTGCACCACTCATGTCCATTATCGTTTGTATCAGGCGTTGGGGAAAGTCTGCCCTTATGGTCTGTGCCATCTGTTCTGTGCCACAGTTGGGTATGGCATAACAGCGTAGGATCTCCAATTGACCTGTAGATGTCCTGATATCACCTCGGACCTGTGCCACTATGGCAGCCATGCGTTTCTTGTTAAAGTCGTGGAAGGTATAGAGCTCCTGTCCTCTATCACGTGTTTCAGCTACCGCCATGGTTCTCTTCCAGCTATAGAAGAAAGCGTCCTGCACTGAACCCCAATCACACATGAGATCTTTCTGGAACTTTAGGGGACTCAATAGATAACGCTGTTCTTCGATCCATTTTCTAGGTTGCACACGCATCTCATTCCAGGTCTTGTGTAACACTATCCAACGTTCTGGATGTGTCTGTGCGTGTAGGAACCAACTGTAAAATGCGTTCTTGCCTTCAGGAGTGCTGATCAGGATGATCCTACCCTGTGCTTCGCTAGCACCTGGGGCTGGTCTGATCCTGTTTGACAGTTCTTGTAGGCTTTCATCTGAGAACTCTGCGGCTTCGTCGGCAACAATAAGGCCGGCGTTGATACCTTTGAGCCCGGTTTCTGAACTGAGACAGAAGATCCTGATCCCGTTGGGGAAAGTAATCGTGCGACTTGAATTGTTGATATCTTTTTCATCTTGTAGGCCCCATAGTTCTATACAACGCTGTTTGAGATCTTTCCAGATAATCCTGGATATCATAGGTGCAGTAGGTGCCACATACAGTATGTCTTTGCCTTTGTGCATACCGGGCGTAGTGGCTGCGATAGGCAGTAGAAGCGATGCCAAGAAGCTTTTTCCACTACCTACCGGCAGCACTGCACAGACATTGAGATCGCTCAACATGGCCTTCCAGACTTCAGTCTGTGCACCATACAGTGTTATATTATGCTGATTTGACATCTGCGTCAATGATCGTGGAGTATTCTGTTAATTCTTGGCTGGTAAATGAGAGGTGGGGTGCTAGGTGTTGGCCGTTTGAAGTGATATCAACTTTGTCTGCTATGATCTTATTCAAAAGAAATTGATCATATTTGGCCTTTAGGTGTGGATCATCACCGTAGACAGCCTGTTGATAGTTCAGTGCCAGTTGAACAGGGAATGGAATACCCAAAGTATTTTCAAGACTTTCAAGTATATCTTTGGCACTTAGCTTACTAATGGCTCCCTTTGGACGGCCAGCTCCAGGTTGTGCTCCGCCGAACTTCCTAGGTGTTTCTAAGGTTTGCTTAGATTGTTTTTCTTTGATTTCCATAACGATATTTAACTACCTTAGAAATAACCCCTGATTAAAGGGGTTATTCTGCGTAGTTTCGGTCACACAATGACGTCTGCAAGACCTATTAAGACTATAACATCTCGAGGGGTTCAAGGTCTAGAACTAGTTCTACCTTCCCTGTCCTTTCGGGCTTTTACCTCCCCGGAGGAGTTGACACTACCTGACTCAGCCCCAGGAGGCCACAGGGCCCTTTAGGGCTAGATCTCTTCCCCCATTTCAGGGGAAATTACTATGTGTTTTCCTTCAGAAAATAGTAAAGTGTTCTGTGTTTAGTGTTTAGTGTTCTGTATTATTTTCGCTCTGACTGCTAGCTCTAGACTGTGTAGAGCCCAGATTTGGCCTTGTGGTAGAAACGAGAAAAAACCTTTCCACGGCATCCTCTGCTGTCTCGTTAACGGCTCTACCCATTATTTACTGATTAGACCTTTCAAGATCAACCAGCAGGCCAAAGGTGAACCTTTGCGGACCACTACTGCGGCACCATTGGGTGTCAGTGTCCAGTCGTTCTGTTCGAATGGTGCTATGTCACGCTCATAGGCTAGGTCAGCCCAACAGTCTATCGCTAGGAAATGGCCATCCCAGATGTCGGGTTTACTGTTTGGCGTGCACATAGTTGGCTAGTACCCTGGGTTGGTAATCCTGTAATTTTTTCGTGATCTCACTGCCCTGCAGGATCCAATAACCACGTTTCAAGTAGTCATATTCGCTGCCTGGTGTGTTTTCAAATAGGTGATGGGGTATGCCTTTGCTGAATACTTCATCACGCTCTAGATAGACCCAACCTGGGCGTTCGTAGTTATACATGGGATTTCACCATCACGCTGTCATGAGTTCGATAGATCTCTATGGCCTTGGCCGTGTCTGGATCCCTGTTTTCTGTGGGGAATTCCAGTTCTTGTATTTGGTATTTTACTGGTATATTGCGTGCCATTATGCGGGGTATGATATAACCCCATTCCGCCTCATCATCTAGGTTCTGTAAAAGATTGGCCACGTCGAAACGGCCCAATCTCTGGTTGTAGAGATCTAACACTAGATCACCAAATCTAGGATAGGTTTTTTTATGCGTGATGTCTAATAGTCTAGCTGTCATTGTTCTTTCCTCGATATCAGGTGTATTTCATAATTCTT